TCCACCCAATTATAAATGAAATGTCCGCAAGGTGCAATTATCGGTTTTAGCCGGTATCATCGATTCGATTGCGACCGTCACCAATCGTCCCCTGGATTACTATGAAATCAGTCATCGCAGCGAATCCTTTGCGAACGAAATTGTTTATTTAGCGCGGTCAATAGGATATCCGACAACCCTGCAAAAAAAGGGCACTCAAGACATACCGCGGTTTATCATAAAAATCTACGCAAATAGTTGCGAAATTCCCGTAAAAATAGCGCATGTTCTCAAACCTACCGCAAAAAAACACAGCAATCTCTATTACAAAATAAAACTCGAAAAGATGGACGAAGACGATTATTATGGATTCGAAATCGACGGTAATCGCCGATTCGTCCTGGGCGATTTTACCGTAACGCACAATACAGTGATGAGTCTCAAAATAATATCACTATTACACAAAAAGACGCTGATTCTGGTTCACAAAGAGTTTCTCATGAATCAATGGATTGAACGCATCCATGAATTCCTCCCTGGTGCGAAAATCGGAAAAATCCAGGGACCCCTTGCCGAAATAGAGGGCAACGATATTGTAATAGGTATGATACAATCCATTTACAACAAAGAATTTCCCGGAAATATGTATTCCTCTTTCGGATTGACCATCATCGACGAAGTTCATCGCATCGGAAGTGAAGAGTTCTCGAAAACGTTGTTGAAAATTTCGACGCCCTATATGTTAGGAATATCCGCCACCGTAGAACGCAAAGACAAATTGACAAAAGTGCTATATATGTTTATCGGGCCGAAAATATACAGCGAAAAACGCGAAGACGACGATGTTGTCCAGGTTCGTGCGATTCAGTATGTTACTAACGATCGGGATTTCAACGAAGTCGAATATGATTTTCGTGGAAATCCTAAATATAGCACGATGATTACGAAATTATGCGCATTCGGTCCTCGTAGTGATTTCATTGTTCGTGCATTAGGTGACCTGGTTCTGGAAAATCCGGAGAATCAGATTATGGTTTTGTGTCATAACCGGTCTCTTTTGCGATATTTGCACGATTCGATTGTTCACAAGAAAATCGCTCCCGTCGGATTTTATGTGGGAGGCATGAAACAAGCGGATTTGCAAGCCACTGAATCAATGCAAATTGTGTTGGCTACTTACGCTATGGCAGCGGAGGCACTGGATATAAAAACGTTGTCGACGTTGGTGATGATAACACCGAAAACTGATATTACACAATCCGTGGGGAGAATTCTGCGCATGAAACATGAGAATCCGATTATCGTGGATATCGTGGATTCTCATGATATATTTCAAAATCAATGGCGTCATCGGAAAACCTTTTACAAAAAATGCAATTATCGTATTCAACAAACTGATAGTCGTAAATATACGAACATGACGGATACCTCATGGAGCGTTGTTTTTCAACCATGCTCAGTGGCTGCACCTAGTAGCGCAACCGGCGAAGAGGAATCCGATGAAGTGGGTGTCAATACCGCTAAAATAGGAACGTGTTTGATTAATTGTATTGATTTAGCGTAATGATTTTCGGGGTATGGTAGTTCTGGTTCTGGTTCTGGTTCTGGTTCTGGTTCTGGTTCTCCTGTTTTTTTTTCGAAGGGATGTTGTTCTCCTCCTCCTGCGACGGGATTTTTTTGCACCACCCGAGATGGGTGATGCGTATTTGTATGTTTCTCCACCTAACGTGGCGACGTATTCTTTTGGTATAACACCCAGATAAGGGCCTTCATCTGGTGAATATAATTCATAGCTGATTGTCATAATATACAATGTCTATATTGTATATTGTGAAAAAACTTTGCACTATGGAGATGCAACCCGAAACGTTTTTATTCAAAATATTTGTTGAGTTTATTATAACTATCTGGATTATTTAGTTTGCATATTTTATGGGTGCCTCCGGTATCTATATCACAACCGATTGATTTGGTGCAAACTTCTAAACACTCACTCATTTTTTTTACCCATCTGATACATTTTTCATTGATAATTTTGTTATCATCTGCTTTGAGAAATGGGTTTTGATTTTCTTCCATTTATAGTGTTGTTATAGATTTTTGTTTTATATTGTTTTTTGTTTTCTTCTAAAGTGCCTATAGCTTGCTGATATGCACAATCGGACTTTTCGGCTGCGCAATTTTCATCGGAATCCATTTCTTGAATTTACTGTTGAATCCGCATTCTATGATGACAGTTTTCTCGGTGTTTACATATTTTGAAAAATCCACGTTCTCAAAATCGTCTTCATCGTCACTTTCTTCGATGTAATCCAGATTTTTGTTTTCGCGAATATTCCGGAACATGGCGTTCATAAATACACTCGATTTATAGGTGGGTATTCCGGCAACCCCACAATAGACGCGACTGCTATTTGGGCCATATGCAAATAAATGATATATATCAAATTGCACGTCCGCTTTTATCTCGAATACACTAGGATATTTATATTGCGGTTTAGTGTAATCGAATTTCTGGGTGACTCGCAGCGCGTTTTGTAAGAAGAACGTGGGTTTCACATCGGGTTTTTGTTTCGCAGACAAATTCACATAGGGTAATATATCATGCATACTTCGGTATTGAATATGATGAATCATATACCCACATGTATCTATGATTTTTTTAGGCAGGTCGCCGTCGGCCTCGTCATATTTCCACATACATGGTAGTGCAAAACTGAGCTCGCGGTGTTTTTGCGTATGCGTAAACATATTTTCTATTATACCTAATTTTTGAGAAAACACAAATTGTTTTACGCAAATGCCTTTGTAAAAATAAATGTCCTCTATTACAAAAACTGGGAAATCGGTTTCGACCATTGTACCATAGACAATTGTTCCTAAAGATAGTTCCATGGGGGAATGAATCGTTTGCATCGTAATTTTGCCGATTTTTTTTTCACGGGTTAATTCGAGCAAATAACATACGTTGCGATTTTCATAAAAGGAAAACCATGCATAGTATTTTTTCCCTTGAGGTATTGCTAAAGCTATTTGATATTTCTCGGAGGAAACTTTCTTATGTGAAATTGTTTCATAGGAAAGTTCGAATTTAGGGAATCTTTGTGCAACCGTTTTTTCGAAAAATGGTGTTGGTGTTGTTGTTGTTGACATTGACATCATATAATAAATATTATTGTCATGGTGTGTTTATATTGTTTTCATAATATACTTTTGCACAAATGCGGGTACCCATCAATCATAGGAACTTACAAATTCTGCTAAATCATTTTCAAGGCTTTGTTTTTCATTTTCATTTAAAAAATCGGGTTGTGGAGAACTTGACTCTTTTTGCAATATTTCTTCCATAATATCCTTGTATTTTTGTGTTTGAAATCCGATAATGTCTTTTTCGATTTTAGTGCTATAGGTATTTTTTATGTGTTCGTATGCATAATGAATTATTAGTACAATGAAAAATGAAAATGCTATTATTTTGAATAACCACCAACCCATTATATGTTTTGCATATTTGTTAGTTGAGAACCATACGTATTGGGTGTGGAGTGGGGTATTGATTTTGCTAAATAATTGATAAAACAAAACAATATAAAAAATGACACATAATTAGTTTAGTGTGTGTGAAATGCCATCTATATTAATTGTTGAAAAATTAGGCGAAATAAAATCGACTTCTCTAAAAACATGGAATGAATCCGAATTATACAAAAAAGCTGGTTTCAAAACTCCAGAAGGGTTCAAGTGTTATACAACATGGTCCATTGAAATCGATGACGCGAAATACAATATATCACTTTATGGAAAAACGGCTGGAAGGGCGAATCAAGAGAACAAATATGAATTCCCTCCACCTGTCGACAAACATCTCTTCTTCGGGAACTGCGTCCTGGTCAACAAATCTGAACAAGGCGAGGTCAAAGATTTGTCTGTAAAAGAATGGGAAGAAATCTATGAAAATTTGTATGGCGGGTTCGAAGATTTAGGAAGTGATAGTGATGATTCAGACGAAGACGATGACGAGGATTATGGAATGAAACGAACCAAAACTGGATATGCAAAAGATGGGTTTGTTGTAGATGATGATGAAGATAGTGACGACGACGAGGACGAGGGGGATGATGGTGATGATGATGAGGAACCTAAACACAAATCGCAAAAACCGAAATTGTCCGGTTCCTCAAAAGTAAAAAGCATTTTTGAATTGAAATCCGTGGAAGATGAAACCTATCTAGATTGCACCAGTGAATTGAGCGAGGAGGCCTATATTGAATAATTTTCGAAATGATTTAAATATTTGCGTTGTAAATATTTAAAGAACTAACTAATCTACCAATGTTATATTTTTTATTACCGAAAGTTCATTCCTCTATACAAACCCATATAAAATGTATAACTAAAGATGAGGGGGATACAATGGTAAATACCTATATATCACAATCGCTTTTTTATTATCTATCGATTATCAAAGAAAAAATCAAAGATGAAGAACAATGGGATACGTATAAAAAATACACGAATCCATATGAATATATACAAACAATTGTCCCACATAAGAAAAAAAGTGTTGCTAAATATAAACCCCTATCGCGCGCCTATTTCAAAATGATTGAATTAATCGAATATTTCCATTTGAACACCGCCGATACCCCGATTTCATCATTTCATTTAGCAGAAGGACCTGGTGGATTCATCGAAGCCCTTGCAAATATTCGCTCTTGTGAAAAAGACAAATATATAGGTATGACACTATTAGACGATAAAAATGACGAAAATATTCCCGCATGGAAAAAAACAGACCATTTTTTGAAAATGCATCCGAACGTTTTGATTGAAAACGGCGCAGATGGCACTGGGAATATTTTGTCGATTGAGAACCTGGACTATTGTCGCGAAAAATATTGTTCGTCTATGGATATTATAACCGCAGATGGTGGGTTCGATTTTTCCGTCGATTTCAATAATCAAGAATCGAATATGACACGATTATTGTTCGCGCAAATTTGTTTTGCAATATCTATGCAAAAACAAAACGGTTCCTTTGTACTGAAAATATTCGACTGTTTCAATGAATCCACTATCGATATGCTTTACATTTTATCAGCCTTCTACAAAAAAGTATATATCACAAAACCGAAAACAAGCCGTTATGCGAATTCTGAAAAATATGTTGTCTGCAAAGATTTCATATGCGAAAATCCAGATTTTCACTTTCAAATTATCAGAAATGCATTTTATACCATGACAATGTTACCACAAGAGCAACCTATTACACGATTCTTGACATGTCCTATTTCCTATTATTTTTACAAAAAAATAGAAGATTATAATGCAATATTTGGACAACAGCAAATCGAAAATATAAATAGTACATTGGATTTGATTCATAATCGAAAAAACATTGACAATCTTGTAAAAATAAACGTGCAAAAATGTGTGCAATGGTGCAATAAGCATAATGTTCAATACAACTCGATTTTTGCATTGTCGAATGATACAGAATAATGCTATTATATTTTGTTTGTGATGGTTGTAACATAGCATTTTTTCATTTCAGTAGAATATTTTGAGAAAACGGGGGTTTGTTTCAATGGATATCCGATTTTATCCTTAATAGTATAGGTGCTAGAATTTGTGCTATAGGCTAATGCATTCGCAACATCGTTACCATATGCTGATTGAAATTTAGCAGCAGAATCGGTAATCGTATCATAACGTTTTCTTGAAATCAAATCGCCAGAAGAAACTGCGCCTTGTTTATAGAATCTCGAATTATTCGGTTTGTTAACAGGAGCATCGCATCCAGGATTTGTTACATTGTATTTGAATTGATTTTGGTCGAAGGTTTCGTTTCTGTCATAGAGATATTGCGAGTTGGATGTGTAATAATTAGTTTTTCGATTATCGATGTTGTATTTTTTTATCATGCCACCACTTCTTAAGCGTCTGCGTGCATTGTCTGCTTGTGAAAAACAAACCGGGGGGTTTGTTGATAGTTGAATTCCTTGTCCTAAATCATATTTATTGGTAGTTGTATTGATATCCAATGTATTGCACTTTGCATTGTCTAAATTTGAAGTTTTTGATACAAAATATCCATTTGGCATATTAAATTCATCTATACTTGAAGAAACGCGCGGGTTTCCAGTGGTTATTTGGGTAGATGCAACTTCTTTACGGTATAATTTTACAGGATGTGGATTGAAAATATTACGATTGTCATTTTGATTTATTGTGTATGTATTTTTTTTTAATGCAGATGTAATTTGATTAAACGTTTTTCCTTTCCAATTAAAATAGGCAATTGGTTGTAATTCAACTAATTCATTTCCAACGGATTGATTCATAATATATAGTTTATATAGAATAGAAATTATATTATTTAGCTAAATCAATAATTACATAAAACATGCAAAATTATATTCTAATTGAAACTTATAATTATGGATAACATTGAAGATTCATCTAATATAGATATGTCACAAGAAATAATAAATGCTATCAATGAATATGAATCTCAACCTATTATCGAAAATACAGAAATAGATTATCCAGTCTATCATGAAGAACCAGAAATTAAATATTCTGTCAATGAATATGAATCTCAACCTATCATCGAAAATACAGAAATAGATTATCCAGTCTATCATGAAGAACCCGAAATTAAATATGATTTGAATGAATTTGAACCATTACCTATTATCGAAAACGTAGAAATAGATTATCCAGTCTATAATGAAGAACCTGAGGAAGAATCGCATGAAGAATCGCATGAAAACCCCGAGGAAGAAACGCATGAAGAATCGCATGAAAAACCCGAGGAAGAATCGCATGAAGAATCGCATGAAAAACCCGAGGAAGAATCGCATGAAGAATCGCATGAAGAAACACATGAAGAAACACATGAAGAAACACATGAAGAAACACATGAAGAAACACATGAAGAAACACATGAAAAACCCGAGGAAGAATCGCATGAAGAATCGCATGAAGAATCGCATGAAGAATCGCATGAAGAATCGCATGAAAAACCCGAGGAAGAAACGCATGAAGAATCACACGAAGAAATGCATGAAGAAACGCATGAAAAACCCGAGAAAGAGTCACCCGAAATAAACCAACCTATAATAACTGCTATATCAAATGAATCAATACCTAAAATCATATTTATTGTCCCCTATCGCAACCGAGAAGAACATTTGAATTATTTTAAAACTCATATGAAAATGATATTAGAAGATTTACCAGTAGATTATTATTCTATTTATTATATTCACCAGCATGACCAACGTATATTTAATCGAGGTGCAATGAAAAACATAGGATTTTTAATGGTAAAAAATAAATATCCAAATGATTATCACAATATTACACTCGTATTCAATGACGTTGATTCAATACCTATTCATAAAAATTCACTTACATATGAAACGACTCGCGGTATTGTAAAACATTTTTACGGATTTATGCATACTTTAGGAGGAATAGTTTCAATGAATGCTCTCGATTTTGAAAGGATTAATGGGTTTCCTAATTTCTGGGCATGGGGATATGAAGATAATATGTTACAACAACGGGTTACCAATGCAGGATATAAAATTGATAGAAGCACCTTTTTCAAAATAGGTGATCCAAATATTATTCATTTGAATAGCACAAATTTGCGTGAGGTAAATCAAGGTGAATTCGAACGTTATACTAAAAACACAAATGAAGGTATATTTTCTATACGAGATTTATTATATAATATTGATGAACCCACTGGATTTGTTAATGTAACGTATTTTATTACTGAACACCTTCCTAATATAAACAGATATAAATTGCATGATTTAAAAAATGGTCCTATGCCTTACGATACAAAGGTCGGACTTATGTATAATAACCGCCGTATCCAAAAAAAAATGTCCATGTTCCGTTGAATTGTAGGAATATAAACCATATAAACAATAATATTCATATTATACAGAACTATGAATATTATATTAGATAATAATGATTTTGCTATCGAAAATGTCTTTTTTTTAGAAAAGATGAATAATGTAATTATTGATGGATTTTTTTCGAAAATTATTGTTTCCGACGAATTTTTCACTATGAATGGACTGTTTTTGAATTTACCTTTGATTGTAAATGAATCTTCCATGATAAATCAATACAACAAACAAATCATCAATTTCAATTCCCATACGCAAAATAATTTATTGTTGATCACCAAAATTTCTGAAATAGAGAATACTATTATACATTATTATAAAAAATTACATGACATTAAGAAAAAATCGAGTTTAGTGTTATCGACGCAATTATTTAATGGATATTTCAAAATTTACAAAGAAAATGGATATTTTTCTAATTATCGAGCAGATATTGGAAATCCCTCGAGTAAACCTGGTGGCAAACCAGACAACATCATTACAAAAGTCAATAAAAAATATATTATTAAAATTTCTGGATTGTGGGAAAACAAAGAGGAAGTCGGTATTTCCTATAAATTCATCGAAGTAACTGGTTAAGAATATTTCTCCAGAATACATTTAGGAATAATCATTTCTTTGATATTATCCATTTTTTTGAAACATTTGTTTATGGTTACGTCACTCACTCCAGAAATCTGTTTGATATTGTTTTTTGAATAATTCAAATTACAATGATATGAAATGAAATACACGATTCCAGCGGCTATTGCATGGGGTGTATTGTCTGTGATATAGTTATTTTTTTCTAATTTGTTTGCGATAAATTTGCATAGCATGGTTAATTCTGGATTCATATTGAGCTTGCTACAGTATCTTTCGATGAATGAGCTGGGGGTTGTCATGTGTAAATCGGCTTGTTGAGAAGACTCTGTGCCTCTTTCTATGTTTTGTAGAATATTCACAGCCATGGAACAACCACTCGTTGCACTGGTTTTGTCGAGTTGAAAAATCTCGGCAATTTCGTGAGATGTTCTAGGGCAACCATTTAGGCGACATGCTATATATATGGATGCTGCTTTGATTCCGTCACGATTTAGCCCGCGAAACATCTTTTGTTCTGAAATGTCTTTGTGTATTGAGATGGCTTCGTCGATGAGTATTTTAGGAATACCCGCATTTTGCGCCATAATGGTTATGAACTGGAATTCATTGTAGAGGGACTTTTCTTTGTGGGGCATGGATTGCCATTCTGTCCATTTTCGGATTTTCTTCATCTCATAGGAAATGTTCGAAGTGGACATGACTTTGCATCCGAAGGATGATTCGACTAAGAGAGGATTAATGGGGTTACCGCATCTTGTAGGGTCATTCGCATTTTTATCATCTGCTCCGTAAAATCGCCATTCGGGTGAATAATCAAGGGTATTTGTGTAAATGACGGAACATGATGGATTTGTGCATGTGGGGAATCCGTCTTCGGTTATCATGAGTGTCGAATTACATAGGGAGCACAACTCGATTTCGCGAGGTGAGTAGACACATTCTATTTTGTTGGGTTTCTCTATGGTGTCGGTGGTATCTGTATCGAATATTTCCCATAATTTTGACTTTTCTTTTTGAGAGAGGGTTTTTTTGTTTTTCTTCGTGGCTGTATTATTTAGCATGGAATAATGTGGTATTTTTTCATTTGCAATTGTGTCCAGAATATTGGATGGTATCTGGTGTTGCGAAGAATTTATATCAGAGGTTTCTTTTGGTCGTTTGACCCTGATCGTTTTGTAATTATTTGAATATTGAATCATTGTTCTTGATGATTATTTGAAAATGGTTATGAATTGTTCAATTTTGTATAAAAATAATATCATAAAAATATAGAAAAAGAGAAAAAATATTATGAGTACTAAAAATGTTAGAATACCAGAAAAAAAACCCAATAACCAAAATAACCCTCTTGGTGATCTTGTTAAAAGTGCAAAAAAAAATGTTGCAACTATTGAGGAGGATAATGTTGCAACTATTGAGGAGGATAATGTTGCAACTATTGAGGAGGATACTAAAAAGGCTGCTAGTAAAATTGCCACTGAAGCTAGTGTCGTTGCGAAGAATGCTGAAAAGGCTACTAGTGAAATTTTGAACAAAACTGCTGATAAAGCTAATGAGCTTGCAGATGCTGCTAGTGCGAAAACTAAAGAGATTGCAGATGCTGCTAATACTGTTGCGAAGGATGTTGAAAAAGAAGCTGAAAGACTTGCTGCTAAAGCAGAAGAAAAAGCTGCAGAACTTGCGAAGGATACAGTTAATAGAATTGACGATGCGATACCCGAAGATGCTAAAAACCTAGCGAAAAACGCAGAAGAAGAAGCGAAAAGATTGAAAGAAGAAGCGGAAAAATTACAGAAAGAAAAATTAGAAGAACTTATGGGAAAAGATGGTGCAGGTAATTTAAGTATGGTTTTGAGTATGTCAAAGCCTATTTTGATTGCAATGTTCAAATTTATTCCAGAAAATGCATGGTCAAGAACTGCGTCTGCGATATTAAAAAAGATATGTGAAATTGTGCGCGATGCAGAAACTCAAACGGAGGAAAGCGATGGAATAACGATACAAATGGAAATTGTATACAAAGTGAATAAGTTACTTGAAAAGTTGTTTGAATCCATGGAAAAAAATTTCGGTGATGAAGAATTAAAAAATAAAATAATGGGTACATTAATACAAAACATTGAAGAACCTTTAAGTGTTGTAACAAATGATGATTTCATTGCATATACAACAATGGATTCTTTGTTACAAAAAAACATGGATATATTCAAAAAATTTTTTATTTTATATCTTATTGATGCAAAACAAAATTCAGGTGATGATAAAAAAACGTATATTTCATGTATGAAAAGTATAGATATTATTAATTTCATAGAAAAAAAAAGAGAACCAAGAGGTAAAAAACAAGTTGATGAAGAAAAACAAGACAATGATGAAGAAGGCGCTGAAGGACCAGATACTGAAGGAACAGGCGCTGAAGGAACAGGCGCTGAAGGACCAGGTGCTGAAGGAACAGGCGCTGAAGGACCAGGTGCTGAAGGACCAGGTGCTGATAAAAAACCAGATACTGAAGAAAAAGTTGCTGAAGAAAAAGTTGCTGAAGAAAAAACAGGTGATACTGCTCCTCCTGCTAATACTACTGATACTGCTCCTCTTGCTAATACTACTGATACTGCTCCTCTTGCTAATACTACTGATACTGCTCCTCCTCCTCCTAATACTACTGATACTGCTCCTACTCCTAATACTACTGATACTGCTCCTACTCCTAAAAGAATAGAAGGAGGTGACGATACTCCTCCTGCTACTACCGCTACCGCTACTACTAATGCTCCTGCTCCTGCTCCTGCTCCTGCTCCTGCTCCTGCTCCTGCTCCTGCTCCTGCTCCTGCTCCTGCTCCTGCTCCTGCTAAAATCGATGATGATGATGACCATGCTGATACTAAGGGAGCACTTAAATCACTTGCAAGTATGGGTTCAGTAACAAGTGGCGCACTTAATTCAATTTCAAGTGTAGGTAATGCTGCTAAAGATGCAGCTGGTTCGATTGTACAAATCGGAAAAGACATATGGAATAGTTTTGATACATTAGTCGGAAGTATGATAGAGGATATATTGAAAGAAGCATCCAATGATAAAAGCGAACGTCAATATTTAAATAAAGCATCTTTGATACAAATAATACTAACTGCTGCCGAATATCATCTAAAAAAACCAGAAGGAAGGCAAATGTATCTAAGACATTTTGAACCATTAATCAAACAAACAATGAATAGTATCACTAACGTAGATACTTTGATGATTCCTTTATTTGAAAAATGTTTAAGAAATAACACTTTTACGAAAACATTCGATACCTTGACACAATCAATAGACAAACTATTATCTTTACAAACAACTAATGAGGACATAACATCACTGTTCGATATAAAAAACCCTACAATTACCATTGAAAAACAACAGTTTATGATATTTGCTAGTAATGATGAAATAGATGAAAATAATCAAAACAATTTTAAATTATTTGAATTAGGTATAGAGAACTTTGGAAAAAAATTACAGGAAATTATAAAAGAAATTATAAAAGCAATGTTACCATCGAATGAATTGTATAAAGAATTATACAATTTTAAATATGACGGTGATTTTCGACCAGTAATTCCTAAGAACTTAGTTGACAAAAAGAAAGATTTAGATGCTAATCCTAGAATAAATGTAAACCGTATTACTGATACTGAAATCAATGAAAGACCAGATGTAAACCGTATTGAGGACCCAGTAAAGCGCATTGCTGATAATGAAGAAAAACAAGAAGATGTAATAGACAAGATAAAAGAGGAAAATAGAGGCCTTTCCCAAAAAAAAATACTAGAAAAAGCGTACTTTAAACAACAAACAGTAACACCAACACCACCAACACCACCAACACCAACAACAACTCCAACACCAACACAAACAACACCAACAACACAAACAACACCAACAACACAAACAACACCAACAACACAAACAACACCAACAACACCAACAACACCAACAACAACACCACCAGAAGGACCACCAACAACACCACCAGAAGGACCACAACCACCACCACAACCAACTATTGGCGGTAACATCCGTAAAAGTCGAAACCGAAAATACTTGCCTAAAAAACAAAAACAAACCAGAAAAAAACACTAATCCTAAAAAATGCAAAAATCATATGTTTTGCATTTTTCACACAAACGAAACCTTTTTCTCTATTTTTTGAAAGTGTTCAGGTTTATACACAAGGTTACCAGAAGGTTTATACTGGTCAATCGGGGTATAATTTTTCTGCTCTTTTTGTGTAATAGATTTGTCATTCATGAGCTTTGAATCCATGGTTTCCTCCTCATCTCCGTCGTCTTTTTTTCTCACTAAATTACCGAATTGGTCCACTACATTACCGGTTTTCTTCTTGATTTCATTGCGAACATACGCAGGAACCCAATGCACCCATGATACAAAGAGCGTATTCGGGTGCATATATCGAACATGAAATCCATTGTCTTCCAATTTTGTCACTAAATAGGCAATGCATTCGGATTTATCATACACAGGTTCTCCGAATATATATTCGGGAACAGTAAACCAAATATGTTTCTCGTTTGTTTTCGTACGACCCGTCGTCGTGATTCGTTTATGAATACGATTCAACAATTTGTTGAAAATCGACAACTGTTTTAAATCCCGACGCTGATTTTTTTCATATAAATCATCGATGTTTATTTTCCCTACATTGTCTTCATCATTCACATACAAAAATGCCATGTTGTTATTATTATTATTATAATATATAAATATTTTCGGAAAAAAACATAAGGATATTTTCCCACTGTTGTATAAAAATGGATTCTACAACCATCGAACATATTGTCATTGCAGGAGGGGGTGCATCGGGGGTATGCATCTATGGATTTTTACGAGAAAGTCATAATGCCGGTTTTTGGAATATCAACAATATAAAAACAATCTATGGCACTTCTGTCGGCGCAATCATTGCTATTTTCATTGCATTGCAATATCCATGGGATGATTTAGATGAATACATTTTAAAGCGTCCATGGCAAAATGTATTTAAATTTGATATCAAATCGCTTTTATATGCTTATGATAATCGAGGCATTTTCGACAGAAAAATAATCGAAGAATTGTTAGTCCCATTATTGAAAGGAAAAGATTTAGATACCACCACTACCTTGTTAGAATTTTATCAAAAAACAAACATCGAAATTCATATAACGTCTACCGAATTAAATGAATATGAAATGGTTGATTTTTCACACAAAACCCATCCGGAATGGAGTGTAATAGATGCTGTTTATTGCTCGGCGAGTTTACCCCTTTTGTTTTCACCTGTTTTGAAAGATGGTAAATGCTACGTGGATGGCGGAACGATCATGAATTATCCATTATCGTTATGCATCACTAATATTGGCGAGGAGAACACGGATTCGATTTTAGGAATCAATATGGCTACATTGGACAAATCCATTAATCAAGTTAGTGGTGAATCGAATTTATTTGACCATATTTCTATTTTGCTAAATAGAATGTATGATAGGGCATCTTATGGACATATGCCCAGACATACTATCAAATATGAAGTAATCATTGATAATGTCATGGCATCCATATATGACATTATTAGTGCGTCTTCTTCTTATGAACAACGGCTTGCATTGATTATTTCTGGGGTTGAACTATGGGAAAAATATCGCAGAGAACACCTAGAAACTATGGAATTATTGAGTTCCGGAGATGACCAGTTGTGATAATGCGGATGAAGTTACTTTCGATTCGAAATCGATTTTGTTGTCACCGACAACCATGATGATAGTTGGGTAGGATTCGACCTTGTATTCAGCAATTAATTTGTTGGATGTGTCGTTGTTTTCATCCGTGCAATTGACTTCAATGCATTGAATTTGCCATCCATTCATCACCTTTCCGTCATATTCCTCTTTGAATTTATACCATTCTGGTTTTGCATTTTTACAGTGTGGACACCAATCTGCGTAGAAAAAGAAAACTTCGGTTGGTTTTCCTCGAGTATTTGCATTTGCAACGTTTTTGAATGGTTTCGTCGGTATTTTGGATTCATAGTATTTTTTATAACTATAAACGCCGAGTAATATGAAAATTATGAGTAATATGATTATTAATACTATCCATGAATATTTGCGTATATAACGATTGTAAATAAGGTCAACGATACCTGCCATATATAGTATCTGCACAAATAAAAACGTGGGTTTTGCCGAATTGTTAGTGAAAAATATTTAGCAAAATAGTTTTTATCATTGTATTATAGAGAACCTTGTATGAAAACTATATCAAAGCGAAATATGTCTAAATCCAGGACATTTACGCGGAAACATTATTCGAGTAATGATGGCATGTTGACCACCGTTTGGGGTCCTAGCACATGGCATATGTTACACACCATGAGTTTTAATTATCCTGTGGCGCCATCTTGCGATGATAAACGACATTATCGCGATTTTGTTCTCAATTTACAATACGTATTACCTTGTGGAAAATGCCGGAAAAATTTGAAAAAAAATTTCAAAAAATTGCCGCTGTTATGGAAACATATGGACAGTCGCGCCACGTTTTCATTGTATATTTACCGTTTGCATGAACTCATCAATAAAATGCTAAACAAAAAATCGGGGTTATCCTATGCCGACGTTAGAGAACGTTACGAACATTTTCGTTCTCGTTGCGCTAAATCTTTAGAAGAATTGAAAAGAGAACAAGAAGAATTAAAGAAAAAGGGTGAAAAAGGATGCACCGAACCCCTTTATGGTGAAAAGTCGAAATGCATCTTGAAAATCGTTCCGCATTCGTCAGAGGCTGAAACGTTTACCATTGATGATAAATGCGTGAAAAAAATGCAGTCCTAAGATTCTTCCAGGGGCGGTCGTCTAAATATCTTTACAAAATTCTAAATATATACAATATATATAATGTCTTCATATCAAATGGATAATGATAATGAATCATCCACTTGCACAAACAATAGTTGTAAGATGGTACAATCAAGTTCGGACAATGAAGAACCTAAATTCTGGAGTGAAAATCCGAATGTTCTCCTTGACCCTAATTATGTATTCGAATTATTTCCAACCGAGTCCATGTGTTATTCTCAAAAATTAAATGCAGTAAGTCGCCTGGTTATCATACTGACAATCATCGGGTTTATATTTACGCGAAGCATTCGAATGTTGATTATTTCTGCTATTACAATGACGTCCATTTATTTTTTGAACTATCATAAATCGAATGAAAAAGATGATATCAATATGCACAAACAATATTTAGAAGAAAATGGCATCAGTGAACCCTTCGAAAGTCCTGCCATTGACCTTTTAAGACAAAATAATATACCGATCTCGAATGATATTTTCATGGAACCTGCTACCGATAACCCATTTAGCAATGTTTTGTTGAACGATTATGATTATAATCCTAATAAAAAACCTGCCCCTCCTATCAACAAACCGGATGTCAGCGCAAAAATTTTAGAAGAAGCAAAACAGTTAGTGCAAAACATGAATCCATCCCAACCAGATATTGCATCCAAATTATTCAAAGATTTAGGAAACCAATATGTGTTCGAACAATCCTTACAACCGTTCTATTCAAATCCATCCACTACAATTCCGAATGACCAGGCTGCATTTGCCGATTTCTGTTATGGTAGTATGGTATCATGCAAAGAAGGAAATCCAATGGCGTGTGCTAGGAATTTATCCAGACATGTAAATATGTAAACCGCCCCCGTCCCCCCATTTTTGATGCAATGGTTGAAAATTCTTGTGTAATAGTATATTATACAAGAAATGTCTTATATGTTCAACAATATGGGCCGTATAGGTTTTGATTACACTGATAATACACAAAAAAATATGTATAACACTAGAATGGCGAATTACACACTATCGAATTTTTTCAACGATGCTGTTTCTGATTCCCATGTTAAATTCGCAACCATGCAACCTTCCGTTAGTTTCAATAGTGTAAATGGTGGAAGTGGTGTTGGTGGTGGTGTAGTAGATTTTGAATCGATTCTAAAATTAAACGTAGAACAAGAACGTCCTTTAGAAAAAGTTCAATTGATACAACGTCCATTCCTTACCGTTCCTTATTTAGGAAGAGGTGCTGGCAATCCAGACCTTGAATCCCAATTGCAACAAGGTGAAATCGTAAATCATCAAAAAAGTGTCTCTACCATCATGGAAAAATCATTTATGGACTATACCATGTATCCGAGTGATGCCATGATGACCGAGCGTGTTGCAAATACCGCATATACCGTAGAGGAAGCCGCATTGAATGGCTGGGTTCGCGGTGGCGCGGATACTCGTAACGCTGCTTATGGATACAATTCAAAGAAATAATAGTTGAAAAATAACATAAATAGATTATGTTATTTTATTGCTAAAGATGTCGTCTGAAGCGCCGTTTTTACATGCGCTGCCTCGAGAACATCCTTGTTATCATATTCCTCTCGACCTCAGAATAAAATCTGTAAATTATTCGAATGATGCTGAATACCGGACTGTATTAGACACCCTGTGTTTTTACAAAGTTGACGACGACGACGACGACATGCAATATGTATTTGATTTTGTATGGGAAAATACGCATGATTTACCGTTGTTCATGGATTTATACAAATCCGCAGCGGCGCACCATTTGTTTTCGGAAGACGCTTCCCTAGGTTTAGCAATAATGTTTTCATATGATTATTTGTGCGATTTCTATCCCCTTTTCAGAGAATATATGACGAATCTGGAATTCGGCGAGACCGATAATTTGTTGAATTTGAAAAAAAAATTGGACAATGTTTCGAAAGAATCTCACTAGAAATATATACAGATATATAAAAATGGCATCTACATCATCGAAAAATACTCCAGGTGATTATCAACTCGAACAATGGTCCTTTGCACAAAATCTCAACTATAACACATATGCGCAATACGGTCGTCCAGTAACAACGTATTTACCAGGGGATGGATTATTAGCCGGTAGAGTATACAGCGAAAATTTTGCGAAGAATTCGTGCGATATTGAATCCATGTTGCGCGGAATCGGTTCCACGAATTTGGTAAATCCACAAGCACCTGTCCACGGCGAATTGTATAGTTTGAAATCATTGTCTGTGATAGACAGAATTCCATTGATGGTTCCTGCTCCTTTGAAAGTGCAACCAAATCAACGTCCTCTTCGCGAATAATTTTTCAAATTATTGCTAATCATCGAGCGGACGTTTTACGGAAAAATTATGAGAACTTTTTTTTCGTTTTTTGAATGATATATTTAGCGATGGTTTTCGTTTTTGGATGATTGTTTTTTCTGTGGGAGGAAGAAGAGGAGGAATAATTTCCATGGGAGCTTCGTCGCAACTGTCTGGATAATTTTCTTGAGAACTATCTGGTGAAGTTTCTGGCGAAGTTTCTGTGGAATTTTCTTGAGAACTATCTGGCGAAGTTTCAGTGGAAGTTTCGGTCGAAGTTTCGGTTTCTGTCATTGGATTGAACAATTGAGCAATCATTTCAGAATATTCCGTTGTATTGATGGGCGGTAATTCAACTATTCTGTCGAATTCGATGGTATACCGTTCTTGAAAGGGTGTTATAGTTCCATTTTTCTCGATTCTACATGGTATTTTGATAGTGGCATTGAACAAATTATGCATACATATAAATATTAACGGTGGCTAATGTTTATATTATTATCCATGGATATTATCAAGTGAATTTCACTATAATTTTGACGTTTTCTTTTTTGATGCATTTGCATGCGGAAACGGATAGTTCTTCCCTCTTTTTGCGGGTTTTGTCGTTTTTGATTTCTTCGTTGTTTTCGAGGGAGGGTTTTCGTTTTGATGTGCTGTTGCGCGAATTCATGTCTTGCTCAATATCGGCATAATGGGCGCGGATGTAATCGATGATATTATTCTCGATGGCCCATTTGAAAAAATTGAGTTGACCTATGGTGGTCTCCATGTATTTTTCTTCGTCGTAGGGAATGGATATGCGTTCCCATCGACAAAAAGGGTCGAATTTTTTCTTTGCGTAGGCTTTGAGTTTGAGCTTGTAGTCGTTGTATACTTTGAATCGTGTAATATCGATTGTGCCGGTTGTGCGTTGAATGGGTAAATCATACACTGTGTAGTATTTTTTTGCGAAATTGGTGACGAACCAGTCTACGATTCTTAGGGAGATCTTGGATTCGCCGTTGATGATGGACATCATTTTGTCGATGTTCTCGCGGTTTTTGTAAAATTCCATGAGGTTTTTCATTAATAAATCATTTTGTGTGGTGGAGGATGTATATGTTGTCATGTATAGGGTGGTTTGGTGGAGAACTTTTAAGTGGATTTTTTCAGAAACATTTATATTTTATTCAAAAAATATAAAATAAAAATCATATAGTATACAAATGAATTCATATGAAGAAGAAATAATACAACTCAAAGAAAAAATAGTTGATTTAGAAGAAAAATTAAAAAAGTATACAAATGGAAATAATCACAAAAATTATTATGAAAAAAACAAAGAAATTATTATCAAAAAAGCAAATGAAAATAAAAAAAAATTGAAAGAAACAAATCCTGAAAAAATAAAAGAATATGCACACAGAGCCTATTTAAAAAAAAAGGAAAAATTGAATAATAAATCGGAAGAATAATTTATTCAAATATAATTATATACTTTTATATAAAAGTATATAAAATAAAATATACACAATAGTATATAAATGGAGGAATCTAAAACCAAACAATGTTCGACTTGTAAAAAAATACACGAAATCGCTAATTTTATAGGCGTTAAGGGAAATGAAACAAAAACATGTAAATTATGCCGAGAACAAAATAAAAAAAACGATGCAAATCGAGATAAAACACATCGCAATGCAGTTGCTAGAAAAAACGATGCAAAACCCGAACGTAAGCTTGTGAAAAAAACATGGAATGAAAATAATTATGAAAAAGTTGCATTAAAATCGATGAATTATCGGCAACGTAAAATTGCAAAAGTAGGAATAACTGAATATTTGAAACAAAATGCAGAAATGGCTAAAAAATGGCGCGAAAATAATCAAGATAAAATGATACAAGCAAATGAAAATAAAAAAACCGATAAAAACCAAAATTATAATATATACAAAAGAACTGCGAATCTCAAACAATTAGATTTTTCGATTTCATTTGAGGAATATGTATTGCTCACTGAAAAAGAATGTTATTATTGTAATATGATTCAACAAATCGGATTCAATGGTATAGACAGAAAAGAACAAACATTAGGATATGAACTTAATAATTGTGTATCATGTTGCAAAATGTGTAATTACATAAAAGGTTCATTATCCGAACAAACATTTTTGAAACGGATAACGCATATTTTATCACACAATAATATTGTATGTGGAAAATTTTATCCAAATTCTTTTAGTAACCATAAAAAGACATCATATAATGGCTATAAAAGTCGTGCAAATAAAAAACAGATTGATTTTGAAATAAATGAAACCGAATTTCACAATATAATATCCAATCCATGTTATTTATGTGGGAAAAAAAATAGTGAAACTCATTCAAATGGTATTGATAGAATTGATAACAGTATCGGATATATTATATCTAATTTACAAACTTGTTGTGGAGAATGTAATTATATGAAAAAAGATTATAATATTGATGATTTCATGAATAAATTGAAAATGATTTATGACAACAAAAAAATGGATATATCTATTGAAAATGAAACATGCGAAAACATTATTGGACGTTCCAATAAAAAATCAAAAATACAAATCGCAGAAGAAAGAGAATTTCGAAAACAAAATCAACAAAATAAACTCATTGATAAATACAATGACGAAGAATATAAAAAAATGCGCGCATTAGAATTAGCTAAAAATAGAGAATAAAATAATAATCACAATATTATTGCATGTAATCAAAGGGACTCGATAGTATCATCTTGCTTATGTTGATGCATAAGCAATTTTTCATAATATTTGTCAATAATAAAATTTTTTTTCTAATAAAAAAGCAAGTTTGTATAAAATAATATAAAATAGTATATTATTTTTTGTAGGTTTGATGTTTTTACTTTTTATGGGTTTGATAATTTTATTTTTTATAGATTTGATTTTTTATTTTTATAGATAAGAGTTTTTTGCATATGAAATATTATATAACAAAATGCAAAAAATTTAGTTGGAATAGGCTCTCGACTACCCCTAAGTTTCCCTAGGGGGATGGACTGTATCTTAACCCGACTCTGGTTGCTTAGACCTTCATCATCGAGCGACTACCGTTCAGTCTCTGACGGCTAACCATAGACTAGCATATCATCTTTAGGTTATAACCATGCGGATTGCCCAATCTTTAACATTATTACGATACCCGAGTTCCATTCTCGGCCATGAGTAAGTTTCCTACACTCACTTCGTAGTTAAAGCTCTAAGGGGTTTCCCGAACAACAAGTAATCTTGCAAGGTTTTATATACCTTACTAACAACTGACCATTAATACAGGGGTCAAACCGAAGTTATCCACAAACATTGCCTGTTTGTTTGCGGCGTGTTGTTTTTCTGCGCATGTCATAGTAACTAATTACTAAAACTTACGCCAGCCATACCACTCATGACTCTTAGGACGTTGTAATTTACTGCATATACTCTGACCTTGGCAGTGGCGGTTCCACTGACAGTGGCAGATGAAAGGACAAGCTGAAGAGTAGCATTGTCAATTCTGGAGAAGTTGCACGTGCCTGATGGTTGGTGTTCTTCAGGTCTTAGTGCAAAAGAATAGACGTTGATACCAGTGTCTGGGGCACGGGTGTGGTGTTGGAATGGTTGAACAACGTCGAAGTAGGAGCCTTCACGCTCAGAGAATCTGTCTTGACCGTTAAGTTGTAACTTAGCAGTGACGACTGGGTTCTCACCCCAACAGTGCATGTCAAGGGCGGTTTCAGCAAGAACGAAGGTTCCAGCATCAGAGACACCCGATTCAGTGGCAACAGCACCAGATTCGGCCCAGTAACTGCCAGTACCAGCAGATGGGATATCGATAGCACCAGCCATTTGGAATAGACCGGAGGCATTGATGAAAGCAGAAGTACCCGAGGTTTCAGCTGGACCACCGAAGGCGTGGATGGAGTTAGGAAGAGCATCAATGGCATCAGTGTAGTTGAATGGTTGAGCACCTAAGGTCTTGTATAAAGTGGTTCCACCTTCAAGGGATGAGCAGTAATCGACATTGGCATCAGGTTGAACAACCCAGACAAGCTCCTTGCAAGGATGGTTGAAGTTAAGCTTGATTTTGTTGGATGAGGAACCGACGGATTCATCACCAGTAAATTGGATTTGTTCGATAAGGTACTCATGTGGGTTTTGGGCCATTTTTCTGCGCTCATCAGTGTCAAGGAAGACGTAGTCGACGTAAAGGGATGCGGCGACAAGGGATGATTGGTAAGCAAGAGAAACAGATTGAGTTCCAGCATTTTGATTTAAAGAGTTAACTGCCCATAAGCATTCACCGATTGGTCTGAAATCGATGTTGATCTTGACTTCGTGATATTGGAGGGCTATGAGGGGTAGTGCAAGACCTGGGTTTCTGCAGAACCAGAATAAAAGAGGAACGTAAAGGGTGGTTTCTGGAAGGGCTTTTCTTGGGGCACATACTTGGGATGGACCACCAGAAGAAGCACATGGACCGGAAATATCGGCGAAGGCAGGGTCGGTGATGTAGGTAAGTTGAGTGGTGTTACCAATCATCTTGAAGTAACCGCGTTGTTGCTCAGATGACATGGTAACTTGGTTCCAGATGTGCATCCAGTCACCATATTGACGGTCAATGCGTTGACCACCAATCTCAACTTCAACTTGAGCAATAAGTTGCTCACCGATGAAATCTAACCAACGAGCATAGACACCAGTTCCAGTAGTACCTTTCATGGATTGGTTGATTTCAGGAAGAGTGACTTGTAAGTAGGTTCTGTAGCAAAGATCACCATTTCTGGAGATGGTGCAGGTAACTTTGCGACCGAAGTCGGCTTGACCATTGAAGGTTTGCTCAATGGATTCCATGGCAAAGTTGGTATGTCTTCTGTAAGAGACCTTCCAGAAGGTGATTTCAGGGGTTCCAGTAAGGAAAACGTCTTGTGCGCCGTAGGCGACTAGTTGCATAAGGGCACCTCCCATTGATTCTTGGGTATATAACATAAAAAGAAAATAATTTCTAACATTGCTAAATAATTACAGTCGGATGTAAATATTTAGCAATAAGTATGCGACTGCATAAAATAAATAGTTTTGAATTCATTACGTGATATATGCAGATATTATTACATATAATTTCAATTATGTCGTGTTATAGATGTTTATAAGATTGCGGTATGTGGTAGAATATTTAGGAAAAACAATTATGCATATAATAAGATACATATGGAACAAATTGTTATTGCATATAAAAAACAACATAAACGCATCCCACCAACTACCACAATGAAGCTCCTCGTCAAAAAACTCGCCGAAAATGCTCAACTCCCACGATACGGCTCCGAATACGCCGCTGGTATGGACCTCATGTCAAATGTCGATATCGACGTGCCGCCACAATCGCGCCGTCTGGTGGGAACCGGAATCTCGGTTTCCTGGTTAAGCGACGATTTCGAAAATGCGCAAAATTATTATTTGAGGATTGCACCCCGTTCAGGGCTGTCCGTGAAAAACAGTATCGACGTGGGTGCGGGCGTGGTGGATTACGACTATCGCGGTGAAATCTTCGTCTGTTTTATCAATAATTCACTCGATGCAACCTATTCGGTCAAAAGCGGAGACCGTATAGCACAAATGATATTGACACGTATCGAGAGATTAAGTGATGTTGCTGTCGTCGAATCCCATGAAGAGACAAAAAGGGGAGCCGGAGGGTTCGGAAGCACAGGCAAATAACTCCGCGCAAGCATACTATAACATATATTCACGACAATATGTTATAGTTTATTTTTTGACAACGGGATTGTTTAGACACATGTTGTTGACAATAAAAGTGGCTAAATAATCTTCTTGAAATATTTCGACTTTGTTCTCGTGTTTTTTTTTGAAAATATAGGTGTCCTGGTTTTTTCTCACGGACCAGCCATCATTGAGGGCGTTCATGATGAAAACCATTTTCTGATATTCTTTTTGGTCGAAATCGCCCGAAACCATTATATAACATACTCTTATACACATTTTTTGCGAGTTTTACGATTTGTTTTTTTATTATTTTTTGATTTTTTTTTGATTGTTTTTCCTCCGAAAACACTTGCAACAGGTTTTTGATAAATGTTTTTGTAAGATACAGGTGCAGCTGCAATACCTGTCGCCATAGATGAAAAAATGGATGGTTTTTGTGGTAGACTTCGCGATTCAATGAGATCTTTCAGATTCTTAAAATTTGCAATACCATACGACATTATTCCATTCAATACTATTTTTATATATTGTAATTTGTTCATATCGATGAGAATATTGAATACTTGTTGTATTTCTTTCGGAAATGGGAATACAATCAGCCCGGGTGCGCTGTTGCGTTCACCAAATATCTCATTCAATTGTTGTTTTTTTTCAGGAGTCAATCGTTCATCTTCATAATTTATATATTGATATATTGCTTCGTTGATATTTATATTTTTTCCGTTTCTTTGAATGGTAAATTTATTACTGGAGAATAATTTTTCGGCAACATTGTTGTAACATATTGATATTTTATTGTTTGTGTATTCAGCTACATACTCTTTTAATTCTGTGTTAGAGGTAGATAAATATTTATCTATACTGTTTTCATCTATAGAATATAAATAATTAAATATATTTTTCATTATCAGGTTGTTATTGTTGAAAGTAAAGAAGGGTAATGTATTATCTAATTTGTTTGATCTTATTGCGACTTCGTCGGTTTTAATCATAACAAGTATTCTCATAAATCCTTTCAGAAAGATTTCAAAATCATACAAAGACCTGTAAAAGTTATCAATCGTGTTAAATTTTGGAAATTTCATATTTATGTTTTTTTCATCAATACTTTGCTGAATTATTGATATATCTTGAGGAGTTAGTGAAAATATTTTTGTAATAAACTCGTTAAGATTTTCACTTCCAGCTCCTCCCTTTATTTCACGTGAACGTAGCCTATATGTTGATTTAGGTTGTGATTTTTGTGCAGTGACAAGTGAACGTAGCTTATATGTTGATTTAGGTTGTGATTTTTGTGCAGATTTTTTTTTCACTGACATACCAGGCGACGTCTTTTCATCTTTTTTTTCAACATTCACAATGGGTTTATCAATTTCGACTTCACTCGCCTTTATATTAGTTTCCTCTTCTTCTGGAATCATAAAGAACCCAATTTTATCCAATTCTTCTTCAAATATTGTTGCGAGAGTTGTTGCAAAACTACCTTCGGTAGCTTTACATGTTTTAATATATGTTATACAATTTTGTATTTGTTTTACAAAATGAGAATATGCCTTTTTTCCATAGGAGTTATAATCAAACGAACGAAATATCGATTCAATTTGATATTTTCCAAATTTATTTTGCAGTTCGCTATCTAGTTTTTCATCTAGCTTTCGCGCGGTGGAATCTCTGCCATAGCATAAAACATGATATGGTGAATAATTATCTTTTTGAATTTTCATTTCACGGATTGTAGTTTCAGAATATCTATCTGGAATCGTTTGAAGAATCTCATTTATTTTTATCATTACATCAATTTGTTTTTCATACGATTCAAATAAACTACTCAAATTGCCATTTAGGTCACTGATAATTGAATTTATATCTTTCGCATATTTATGTAGTGGTTGTCCTTCATCAATATACGAATTAATTTTTGATAATATTTTATTCTGGATAAATTTAGTATCCGTTAAAAAACATGTATCTATATCTTTATCTGTAATTGCATCTATAGCCATTTCTTCATTTTTAATTTTAATTTCAATCATAATCTTATTCAAGCTATTTACCGAAAAATTTAAAATATCGACTAACTTTTTTGTAATTATTTGCTTGTTAAAATCAATTTCTTTGAGTTGGATTATTTTTAAAAAATAAAAAACATTTATGTATTTCATATAAACCGTCATCAGTGAAGAATAGCCATTATCGTTATTGGCAACAATTTGTTGTAAAAACCCAGTGAAACGATCCATATTTGTTTTTACATTTTGCAATTGTAATAAATTCATATCAATATCTTTGAATTTTTGAATATTTTGAGCAAGCACGTCGGTAGTATAGTTAGTATGAATACTCTTCACTGGATCCAATAAATCTTTACGAATATACACAATAAACCCACTTGATTTGCCTTGAATTCCACCCTGTTCTTCTCTGATAGATTGAATAATAATCGGAGTTCCGTATAGAATGGAAAAAGCAATGGCTAATTTATCAAATGAAATAAATGCCAAAAAGTTATTGGATTCAAAATCTACGATTTTATCTGATTTGTCCTTTTTTTCAAATCTTTGTAGTTTAATTTTCTTACGAAGACATGACAATGATTGACCTGAATCACCCAATCGTTTTGCTAACATTTTATTTGTCCAATTTTTTTCCTGTAATTTTTTCCAGACAGCACTCTCTTTGTTTTGTATTAAATTCGCAATTAAATTTTTCAACATTTCGGACTTTTTTACATAATTATCATCATTCAACAAACTGGAATTAATTTCAGCTAAATTGGAATTTGCATATGCATATAATCCCTTTGTTTTAGGATATGTAATCAAAATACCAGAATCGTGATTTTGATAGTCATCATTTTTTTTGTTAATGTCTTTTTTTTCAATGGCCATGTAAATATCACGATTTGTATAAAACATTATTTCTTGATTGTCTTCATTGATTGTTTCACGTTCTACAGCTTGATTTGATTTATCCTCATTCCAGTGTGGATATATAGTGCATCCAGAATCATATTTTTCCCAACAAAAAGTGAATTTACTGTTTGGATTGCGAAAACCATAATCTATACCCGCATTTGTATGATATGCAGTTTTACCTGCAGGATCATATAATGTTTGTGCATTTTGAACCCAATAAAAATTTGTATCTTGCACGCTTGCTAAATCATCCATTATATTTGGATCACTTGTATCTCCAATAAAAAAAATATCATTGGTTATTTTTACTCTTTTTAATATTTCTTCTATGAATGATTTGTTGTTTTTTGAGTTATTCGGTGGATGATATATTTTATATTTCTCATCAATCGAACTCCTTTTTACTGAAAACACTATATATTTATTCTTAATATCTGATTTAAATTTATTATTTATATCTGTTATTTCAGATGTATTGTCTTCTGGACTTAATAGTGAATTGATTAACATTTTAGGATCATTTGAATCTAATATATATTCTTTGAAAAATTCGTCTTCAGACATGCCACAATCTTTATACTTTGAATTTTGTGGAATATAATCATTTATAATTGCCGTTATTTCGGTATTTGTTAGATTTGTTAGTTTTTTTGTTTTGTCAAAATCATGATGTCCATCAGACTGTGCTGTTCTACATCCTTTTTCTGCGGTGTATTCCATTATATATATATAGAGTAGAAAGTAAATTCATTTTACACCTTTTAACATTTCAAATGCCGATTTTCACAGCATAAAAAATAATTAAAAAATGTAAAATCAACAGGCGTGCTTTGTTTGTTGTTTCTTAACGCCGATTGTCTTACTTAACCCTGTCTTTTTGTTTCCACAGGTGAAAGACGATGCTTGAAACTCTACTGGTCTTGTTTGATTATGTATCCAACATTCAGTTAAGTTTAGTATATTTATTGCAGAATTCTTATCTCTTGTTCTAAATACAATATTTTTGTTTTCGCAACTCACGCAGTTAGAACAAGTGAATAATCTGTAAATTTCTCCTCCATTTTTATGTTTGTAATGTTTCAAATCTTTTCTACATTCACAACACTTTTGAGATGTATAAAATTCATTAATAGTTATTGTATCATACTTTTTATGAATTAGTTTCCTTAATCCTTTATTCAATGTAGGCATTGTATATTTCATTTGTGAAGACCTACTCCAATTTCCATAACCAATAAGTATATTTTCTCCAAATGTTTCATTTATTTTATTCAAAAATGTATCAATACTTTTCTTACAATAACTATATTGTCTAAATTTCATTTTTCTCCAAACTTCTTTCTTGTAAAAATCGGTAGTTTCTTTATTTAACTTATCTTTTTCTACAAGATACATTTTAAATTTATCATAATTAACTGATTTGCTATTTTGTATTGATAATCTTGTTTCTTTTTCTATAATTTTGTGTTTCTTCTTTTCTTGTAATAATATTCTTTGGTTTCGTTTTCCATAACTTTCTATTTTTCTTTGTGATGCAGTATATTCTAATTTGTTTCCTTTTTTATCCATCATATACACTAATGAATGCTTACCAGGGTCGCAACCAACTATATTTCTGTCTTTCAATGTATCTAATTGTTCTTTTGATAAATCTTCTATTGTATGAAAATCTTGCTCTTGTAAAACAGGAACTCTTGAACCCCATTTTTTATCTTTCAAATCTTTTCTGATAAACAACAAACAACAACTAATTCCATCTGTTTGTATTTGATTATGAAATTGATAATGTTTGTTCTTGAATATTTTATTTTTCATATCTAAAAAATTGCACCATATTTCATTTTGATTATCTTTTACATTACTCAATAATTCACCCTTTTTTGTTTTATTTCCATCTTTATCTGTTTCAGGACAAAACAAATTTATAATAGAAGCAGTATCTAAAATAATATGTTTTGGAATAATATTGTTTCGTAATGGTAATGGTTGAAATAATTTACTTTCTTCTTTTTCTAATACAGAATTCATATATAACATTCCTTTCAAATATTCAAATGGTCTAACCTTAATATCGTAATGAATTGATTTTTTGATTTCGTTAGGTAAAATATTCGGCAAATGAAGTTGTTTCCAGTTTGAAAACATAACATCAGTTTCTTCTAATGATAAACATTTATTTTTGAATTGAAATAATGTTGCCTTATCTTCTGTTATTTGATTTGTAGTTTTATTAATAAATCGTAAAAAATGCTGAATAAAATGTTCTTGAAAATTATTATGTAAAGAAGTATGAATTTGCGTTGCTAAATAAGGTAATAAAAAGGTAGTATTTTTCAAATTTGTTTTTTCGTGATTAAGTAATGGTTGATATTCAATTTTGTAAAATGCATCTAACATTTCTAAAAGTTCTGTATCTTTCCCTTTCTTTCCTCTATTATCGCGTGTTCCTAATGCTTTGATACAATACAAAATAAATGTTTCGTCTATGGTAGGTAATGGTTGATTTTTGGTATATTGATGTAAAACATACAAACGAATAAATTGATATGTATGAATAACCAAATCATTCATTTCAAAAACCAAATGATTTATAACTGGTTGTATCGTATCACGATTTAGTAAAATCGTTTTTAGCGGAATTTTGAAAGTTTTGTAAGCGGATCTTTCATTATTCCTAAATTCTTGGAACTCCTCCTTTTTCTTTTTCTTAACTTTCATTTTATATATATTATAAATATTTTATTTTTAAGTTAATTTTAACGCAAAATATTTAAATATAATTTATTTATA